AATTCCATGGTTGCCATTCTCACAACAATACAGTATAATAACACTATGAAAAGATATCTAACCAAACTGATAGTTATATCTATAGTCACCTATGTAATCATATCACTTGCATGTCTGTATGTGTACTTTGATAGTATAATGAAAGATGTGTTCTTTGATTGAAGGTTGTGTAGGGTTTAGTATTATAAAAGGCCACCTCTGTGGTGATATGATATTAGTAAGAGGTAAACGCACTCTGCATATACCTTTGCCTATTGGATTATATCATGTAATGGCACGACTTTGGAGGCGTCAAAATATCCTCGGGAAAATTTTATTCAAAAAAACGAACCTATGACTTCGACACCATAGTAAACAAAAAGAAGCCATAGTATACCCTTAACGAGAAAGAACATAAAAGTCATTAGAAGTAAGGCTCGTCTTTTAGAGAGCATCGGAACTGGCGGGGATTTTTTTCTCATAAAATATAAGTCTGCTGGATGTTATTGCATTTATAGTTTAGCATTTAACAACTCTTTTTAAATAGCGTTTTCTCTGGTGGCCTCCTGGCCATACTAGTTGAGGTCTATCGTAGAGCCTCTGTGTTGTACTGCACCTTGTGTGGTATCATTCGTAGTACCATTCACAGTAATGGCTCTTGAACCGGCCCCTGTCATTGTGTAATTGCCACCTACCTTGACATTGTAATTACCACCACTGTTCACATTGATATCACCTTGTTTGGTAATCAAATTAATCTTGCCAGTATCTACTTGTATATTCACATTCGCATTAGGTCCTACTTGTATATCATAGTGGTTATCTGCCTCACCCTCACTATTAATACGAAGTTTATAATGGCCATCTATAGTCAACTCACGGTTGCCATCTATTTGCTGTTGCCAATTGCCTGTGGTTATGTTATAATGGTCACCTTTATTCAAGGCCGTATGGTCACCATTGTTATGCCACTCAAAGGATGTACCTGAGGTGTGACGCATATGTACACGATAATGGTTGACACGGTCACCATTCTCATCTATAATAAAACTATCATCGAATTCTAATACATGGCCACTCTCACTCTCATATACATGGTTATATGGATAGACGGCCTCATAGGGTATTGTAGGTTGATTCCATGTAGTACCATCTGACGCAGCTATTGTACTACCATCTGCACCTGTGGTCGCATCGAAATCGGCCGTTGCCATGGTAATTCTTCGTGCCTCTCTCCTTGAGGCGAGGCTCGCAGCCACTAAGTTAACATCATTGACGGCCAAACGGTTAATATCGGTCTCATTAATTTCTCGTGGATATACACTATGGCCGCTATCATCTGTACGAACATTAGGGTCATAGAAACCACTAGAAGGCTTGCCATATTCAATCGGCTTGCCAGGTAAAGTACCTAATATCACAGGTTCTTGGCAATCGTTACCATCTCTGAAGTAACCAAACACCCACGCACCCTCTACAATAAACGGATGGCCACCTAAACCACTGATACCACTAGAAGTAACTGGCAATACACAACTTGCCCAAGGCAAATCTGCTGTCGGCAACTCTGTTTTATCCTCTGTATGGTATCCGAGGCATCTTACTCTAAGACGGCCGACCTTCTGTGGGTCATTTCTGTCTTCTACGACACCATTAAACCAAATAAAACCGTTTTTGCCGAGGAAATTATTATCGTACTGCATCTTTTTTTACCGATATTGCTCGCCTTTTAATACGCTTGCTATACGCATTTTTCAGCCATTTAATTGATTTGTACGCATAGCCCTTTTCGCTGGTTTGCCTCTTCGGTAACCCTTGCCTGGTATGGCGTTCCGACTGCGTATTTTCGTATTGGGATAACATTATCATTATTTCTCCAAACATAGTAATTCTCTGATTGCCTCTCTCTTACCCTTAAAAAAGTAAGAATATTTAACTCTATAATACTTATCTATTAATCTATCTATCATACATTTATATGGCCGTTCTCATTCGGTTCTGGTACATATTCCTCTTTTGGTTGTTTCTTATACTGTTCACTCCACTCTGGTACTAACTCTCTTAGTTTCTCTTCGTTTACACATAATACATTGTCTAGTTCTGCATCAGGATATTGTTCTCTCACAATAGGCACCCAATACCCAGGATATCTATTAGTCCACTCTATACACTGTCGAGGTGTATCAAATGTAGGTTGTTCGAATATGAATATATTAGGATTAGTAGGAGATGCTACTAAGAATACAAC